GTGTGTAAAAAAAAAAGATAACTATGCAGAGATAGGAGAAAGAGGAGGTATAAGAAAAAGCCCAAAAGCTCCAAAGTCAGGAACACCAAATCCAAACCCTAAAGGACAAGGTACAGCAAAAGGAGATGCAAGTACAAGCAGGGGTGCAAAAGTATCACAAAAAGATTTAGCATCATTACAGAAAAAGTCTGATGACTTTAACGAAAGGTATAAAAGCAAACTAGGATATGGTGTAACAGTAGGACAATTAAAGGCAGTATTTCAAAGGGGTCTCGGTGCTTTTAACGTATCACACAGTCCAAGAATACAATCTCCTACAGCTTGGGCACAGGCACGAGTAAATGCCTATTTATATTTAGTAAGAAACGGAAGACCACAGAACCCTAAATACACAGGTGACTTTGATCTTCTACCAAAAGGACACCCAAAAAGTAATAAATGATAAACAGAGACTACATACCAAGCTATTCAAGTCCAAAAGGTGGGCGTAGGGCGTGTTTATGCAAAGATGAACTGACTTATAAAATAGAATGTTGTACAGGCGAATTACACGCTCAAGGCATAGGAAATATTACAAGAATAACCTAAAAATGCAAAATTAATTTTAAAATCCGATATATTATTATGAAAGCTACAGAAATGTTAAATCAAGTAAAAAATCTATTAGGAGTAGAGCTGACTGACATACAGTTGGCAGAACTCAAATTACAAAACGGAACAGTATTAGAAGCTGAAAGTTTTGAAACAGGTAAAGAAGTTTTTATTAAAACTGAGGACGAAAATGTTGCACTTCCAGTTGGTGAATACGAACTAGAAGATAATCAAATCTTAGTTGTTGAAGAAGAAGGTGTTATTAAAGAAATTAAAGCACAAGAAGAAGAAGAAGAAGAAGAAGACAAAGAGGAAATGAGATATGTAACTAGAGAGGAGTTCAGAAAAGAAATGGACGACTTAAAAGATATGGTACAAAAGATGATGAAGCCTGAGGACAAAGAAGAAATGTCAGCAGAGGAAGTGTCTTTGGCTGTAACAGAAGTTTTAAATAAAGAAGCAGAGGAAAAAGAAATTCTAAAAGAAGAGTTATCAAAACCTGCATCTGAACCTATTAAACATAATCCAGAGCAAGAAAAAACTGTGAACAGATTTAAGTTTGCTCAAAACAGAAATAAATCTACTCTAGACAGAGTAATGGAAACTTTAAGTAATAAATAAATAAATAAAAATAATAATTATGGCAGTATTAACTCACGTTAGTGACGATGTAATGAGAATTTTCGATGATTACGAAACAGTAACAGCATCAGGCTCACTAAGTCTTGCAGATTCAGGAAAAGTATTTAAAATTTCCGGAACTGGATATACAGTAACATTACCTGCACCTACAGCAGGTTGGAAAGCAAAGTTTATTGTATCAGCAGCATTTTCAACTGATTTCGTTGTACAAACACCTGCAGATAACAGAGATGTTATGAATGGTGGAGTGATTGTTAACGGAGCAATCGTTGAAGCAGATGCAGTAGATAGAGTAACATTTGAAGATGACGCTGAAAGCATTGGCGATCATATTATGATACATTCTGATGGTACAAACTACTATTTGAGTGGAAACGGAAATGCAGCATCTTCTATAACAGTTGGAGAATTATAATAATTAAATAAATAAAAAAGATATGGCTACTACTACTTCAATTACTACTTCTTATGCTGGAGAATTTGCAGGCGATTACATCGCAGCAGCACTTCTTTCAGGGGTGACTTTATCACAAGGAGGAGTAACAATAAAACCAAATATTAAATTTAAAGAGGTTTTGAAAAAACTCTCAATGGATTCAATTCTAAAGGATGCTTCCTGTGACTTCGACCCATCGAGTAACGTAACTTTAACTGAAAGGATTCTACAACCAGAAGAATTTCAAGTTAATTTACAATTATGTAAAAAAGATTTCAGACAAGATTGGGAAGCTAACTCTATGGGATTCAGTCAATATGACAATCTACCGAGTAAGTTCTCAGACTTTATGATTGCACAAGTTGCAGCTAAAGTTGCTGAAAAAGTAGAACAAAACATTTGGCAGGGTGCTACTGCAAATGCAGGAGAATTTAATGGATTCCAAGCATTACTTGCAGCAGATGGAGACGTTGTTGATGTTTCAGGTACTACACTTTCTGCTTCAAACATCGTTGCAGAAATTTCAAAAGTTGTTGATGCAATTCCAAGTGGAGTTTACAATAAAGAAGATTTAAAAATCTATATTCCTACAAGTGCAGCTAAGTTTTATATTCAAGCACAAGCAGCTTTAGGTTATAGAGAACTATATAACGTAGGTAAAACTGAAATGAATTTCCAAGGTATTCCATTATTTACTGCACCTGGATTAGGAGCAGATAAAATGGTTGCAGCACAATCAAGCAATCTTTACTTCGGTACAGGTCTATTAAATGACTGGCAAGAAGTTAAGCTTATTGATATGGCTGATATTGACGGAAGTCAAAATGTAAGAGTTGTACTAAGAGGATCTGCAGGTGTAAATCACGGAATAGGTGCAGACATCGTATTGTACTCTTAATAATTGTTTAACATAAAAGGGTAGGTGGGTTTTACCTACTTACCTTTTTTTTAAAAATATATATATATGGCGTGTACACTTACAAAAGGACGTGAACTACCTTGTAAATCAGGAGTTGGTGGTATAAAAAGTATAACATTTGCTGACTTTAATACTTTAGGTGCTTTAACTGTTGCAAATGACATAATTACTGATTTCGGTGGAAGTCCTACATTTATGAAGTTTGATGTAAAGGGTAATTCTACAATGGATACTACTGTAACATCATCAAGAGAAAACGGAACTACTTTTTATGAAACAACAGTAGTAATGAATTTAATCTTCCAAGAGGAAAAAACACAAGCAGAAATTAAATTACTTGCTGTTTCAAGACCTCATATTATAGTAGAAGATTATAACGGAAACTTTAGACTTGTTGGGAAAGATCACGGATGCGAATTAACAACTGGAACATTTTCAAATGGAGCTGCGATGGGAGACCTTTATGGCTACTCACTTACATTTGTTTCACAAGAAACAGAAGCACCTGACTTTGTTGCTACAGCAGCTTATAATGCTGAAAGTCAAGGAACACAAATTGACGTAAATTAAGAATAGTTTGTTCTTGTTATTGAAAAAGGGGGGTTTATACTCCCTTTTTTTGTGCTTTATTACAAAATCATTATATTATTTCGATATATTAATATGAAAGTATTGACTACAAGTAGTTCAGCACAGACTTTAGATGTAGTTCCTAGAACTTATATTTCTAGCTATACAATGAAACTTAGAGATACAAGCAAAAATAAAGAAGTATTTAGTTCATCTGTAACTGGAATAACAAATGGTAATTTTAAAAGAATATCTGCAACTATAAGTCCTATATTAAAAGAGGGTAGATATTATGATTTAACTTTACTAAATGGAGCTACAGTAGTATATAGAGATAAAATATTTTGCACAGATCAAACTATAAATCAGAACAACAATGATTATTACGAAATAAATTCAGGTCAATATACTTTTGATGAAACAGCAGGGTCACACGATAACGATTATATAATAGTATGAACGATTTAAGAGTATTAAATTTAAGCAGTTACACAACGCCTAAAGTAACAGAACAAAAAAATAGAGAGTGGATAGGATATGGAGAGGACAACAATTACTTTAAATATCTAATTGACAGGTACAATGGTAGTCCTACTAATAACGCTATTATAAATGCTGTTTCTGCAATGATCTATGGTAAAGGATTAGATGCTACCGATTCAAATAAAAAGCCTGACCAGTACGCTAAAATGGTTTCTTTGTTTAACAAGGACTGCACAAGGAAACTTTGTTACGATTTAAAACTTATGGGTCAATGTTCAATGCAAGTAATATATTCAAAGGATAGAAAAACAATAGCACAAATAGAACACTTTCCAGTAGAAACTTTAAGAGCAGAGAAAGCAAACGAAAAAGGAGATATAGAAGCTTATTATTATTTTGCTGATTGGTCTAATTTTAAATCTACAAGTAAAGCAAAAAGAATACCTGCTTTTGGAATGAGCAGGGAGTCTATTGAGATACTTTATGTAAAACCTTATAGAGCAGGATTTTATTATTATAGTCCAGTAGATTATCAAGGTGGCTTACAATATAGCGAACTAGAAGAAGAAGTAGGAAACTTTCATTTGAACAATATTATGAATGGTATGTCACCTAGTATGTTAATTAATTTTAACAATGGTACACCAACAGAAGAAGAAAGAGAAAGAATAGAACATCGTATAATGCAAAAGTTTTCAGGCAGTAGTAATGCAGGTAAATTTATATTAGCATTTAACGACAATGCAGATACAGCAGCAAGTATAGACCCAGTACAACTATCAGATGCACACCAACAATATCAGTTCCTAAGTGAAGAAAGTACTCGTAAAATAATGGTATCTCACAGAATTGTATCTCCTATGCTTATAGGTATAAAAGATCAATCAGGACTTGGAAACAATGCAGATGAGTTAAAAACAGCATCTATATTATTAGACAATACAGTTATTAGACCTTTTCAGCATTTACTAATAGATGCTTTTGATCAGATACTAGCTTATAATAAAATATCACTTAAATTATACTTTAAAACTTTACAACCATTAGAATTTACAGACCTTACAAATGTAGAAGATGAAGAAACAAAAGAGGAAGAAACAGGTGTTAAATTAAGTAAAGAAGATTGCTGTATAAATTTAGGTAGCGATGTAGATAAATATATTGATAATGATATTGCAAAAGCACTTATAGACTTAGGAGAAAATGAAGAAGACTTGTTAGAAAACTACGAAGTGATTGATGAATTTGAAGTTGATTATGAAACAGAAAATGAACTAGATGACAAAATTAGAGAACTAAACGAAAAAACAGAATTAGCAAATACAGGTAGTGCAAAACCATATAGAGAAAGTGAACAGGATGGTAAGTCTAAAAAGAAAGGCTTAGAAGATACTATTTTTTTAGTAAGATATATGTACACGCCTTACAGTGCAGCTTATAAAACTCGTTCAGGAAGATCAAGGGAATTTTGTATAAAAATGATGAATGCTAAAAAAGTATATCGCAAAGAAGATATAAAGGCTATGGATAAAAAAGTTGTAAATGCAGGTTTTGGTAAAAGTGGTGCTAATACATATTCTATATGGCTTTACAAAGGTGGTGCAAGATGTCACCACAGGTGGACAAGAAAAATATATGCAAGAAAAGAGGGAAGTAAATCCATAGGAGATACTGTAAGCACAACTGCATCTATTAAAAAAGGCTTTAGACCACCCAAAAATGCAAACAAAGTTTCTATTGCACCTCGTAATATGCCTAACAAAGGTTATACAGCAGCATATTGGAATAAAATGGGATTTAAAAATTAAGAAATGGCAACAGCATTATTCATAAAACCGATTGACTTAAAAAGAAACTCTATAATTGACGGAAACGTTGACGTTGACCACTTCCTCGGCTTTCTAAAGATCGCACAGGAAATACACATTAGAAACTATCTTGGAACGGATTTATACAATAAAATAAGCACAGACATAATTGGTACTGGTGGAGCATCGCTGACAGGTAATTATTTAAACCTTGTAAACGACTATATACAGCCTATGCTTATACACTTTGCAATGGTTGATTATTTGCCTTTTGCAAGTTACAGGCTTAAAAATGGTGGACTTAGTAAACCAACAAGTGAGAATAGCGAATCTGTTACAAAAGAAGAAGTTGACTATTTAGTACAAAAACACAGAAATATAGCAGAGTATTATACAACAAGGTTTATAGACTATATGAGTTTTAATCAAAGTT